ACGCAACTGCTGAGCTGCTTTCTTGTAATCAATTTCTAAGTTGTCCATAATATAAAAACTGTGTTAAACTACTTTTATTGTAGCTTGACACAGTTTAGTTTACACTCTCTTTAGCTCCCCATCCTTTATAAATAAAGTCAGCGACTTAGAGTTCTTGCCTTTTATTAATTACCTGATGGATATCCATTGCCCTCATCACCCTGCGTATAATCAATAACATTTTTTCTCATTGCAGTATCGTGAAGCATTAGAGTCTTAAACTGCTCTGCAATAAACAAACCTTGATACATTGCACCTGCTGTAATAAATGAGTTGCCAGCACTATCCTTCGCACCATAAGGATGGAAACCATCATTGATGAATCTTCTTGGAATGGTTGCTCCAGTATTCGCACCTTCCTTTCTCATATCCCAAAGCATTGGAGTGTTAGCCTGCCCACTAACGTCTATAACTGGAATAGATAACCTGTTGGCAACCCATTTCATTTCATCATGGCATTGCTTCTGTGTTACCCAATTATCTGGTGACTGGAGAGACGTTACAATAATGAATTTACAGTTAGGGAACAATGTTCCGACTCTCTGAATTATATATCTTATAGCACCAGCGATTTTAAACATAGGAACTTTGCTTATTGGAATTTGTATGCTGTTTACTGAGAAGAACTTACTTTCCATAAAAGAATCATAATCCAATCCGTTAGGATTTAATGTGTTATTGTCCAAATCAGACTTTAACACCACGCTTCTTTGCGACCATCCGTCAGGATTATTTCTTGTCTTTCCAAAGTCATTAGTGCAGCCGACTAACATCAAATAGTCAGGAGCTTCAACCTTTTCTTCTGTGTATAGTTTTACTAGCTCTTCTATTTCTGCAATGTAGGAATTACTTGTGCCTGATTTTATTATATCTCCTTCAAAAACAACGTTTGAGCTTTCTGTTACAGTAAAGCCTCCCTTTGCATTGTTGGCAATATATTCGGGCATTACTTGCTCACAAAAATATTTTACCCATCCACCAAAAGAACCATATCCTCTTTTTGAGCAGAAAGAACCGCCAAAGCCTGTTGAAGAAATACTATCTCCAAGTACCCATATTTTTTTAGCAATATCCTTTGAAGAACGAGTTAAGTTTTCAGCAGCCAAGTATGGTGCATTGCTTACGTTTAAAGTCTCATTGATGGCTATATTCAAATTCTTCTTTCTACAGACAAATGCTTTGATGTTATTTGTCATGTATGCGTCAAGTCCATTATACAAAGCAAAAGTGATAAATTTACATAATGCAGGAGTTTTGATATACCATCCATAAAAACCATTTTTGAACATCACATTGTTGGTGGCTGTATTTTGGATATATCCAATAGCTTTGCGCTCTTCGTTTTGAAAAACAACAAGAAACATATTACTATAAGTAGCATTGTAGCCTAAAAAGCCTATATCTGTACTTCCTATATAATATTCACATTCTCCATCAACAGGTAAATTAATCACATTAAAATCTTTATAAGACACTAACGGGTCTTTGTATATAAATGTATCTGTATTAATCTTCCCATCAACTAAGCTGAAAGGATTACTAAATCCCAACAACTCTTTCGGCAGTATATTAGCTTTAGAATCATTTGAGTGAATTTTGCAAACATCTTCATCTTTATAGTAAAGATATTTATCTGCTTCACTGGCTTTATTTGCTTTGAGTTTCTTGCAAAAAGCAGCAATAAATGTACAGGAATTAAATCTTCCTGTATTTAATGTGCTATTATTATATTCATCTATACATGTGTAACCATCTGTCCAGCCAGTATTTGGTCTGCATATTTTTACAGTCCCAAAAATAGGCTCTTCAAAAGTAAAAAAGATGTTACCACTATATTCTTCTTTGGAGAGTTGATGAATATTCTGAGAATTGCCTTTGTGTTGTTCCCAAGATTTTAAATTTTTATAATCTCCATTAATATAACTCAATGCTTGTTTCTTGCCATCCTCAGAGTTTGTATATAGTACATTTTGAACATTTATAAGCCCTTTACTTATAGCTATAAAATCAATATGATTATTATATGATACTCCAAAGAATGAACTATCATAACTTACACCATTATACAAGTTAGGGACAATAATTCGTTTAGAAATATTGTCTATTTTTATATATGCTTCTGGTTTGCTATAACTTATACTTACATAACAAGCGTTATCAGGTATCGTACATTCTATATTTTCTGTAACACTCTTGAAGGAGTTTATATATTTCAGAGAAATATCATAAAAAGTAATTTTATAACCTGTCGGCAAAGAGTCTATGGTATTATTGTACAAAACAAAATTCGTTCCTTGTAAATCTTGAATATTCAAAAACACAGTTTTTGTTTTAATACCATGATAAGCAAACGAAAAAGAACCTGCATTTTCTGCCAAGTTAGTTATATAAGGAAGCTCGTCAAGTAGAACCTTTTCATTCTTCATATCTGCTATTTCATCCACTGCGCCTTGAATTGTAACAGAAGTTAATTTTGAAGAATTGTTATCATAAGATACTGTACTTGCCGTACTTGCACCACCAGAAGCAGTAATACCTTTCAATGACTCAGTTATCTGATCATCACGAGTATTGAGCTTTTTCATGTTCTCTTCCAAAGATGCATTCTTCTCATCTTGGGCAGACTTGTTGGCAGTAATCTGACTCTGATTGCTTTCTATCTGCTTGGTATGCTCAGATACAGTAGAGCTTAATGATTCGTGCTTGGAGTTTAAATCATTGTGTCTGGAATTGATGTCTTGGATTTCCTTTTCAACAGTCTGCGTATCTCCTTCAAGAAAGATTTGCTTGGCTGCACCTAATTTGCCTTTTTGAGTTTTAACCTCTATTTCGTCTGCTAAATTTATACTCATAGTCTTACCTTTATACGTTTATGATATTACTAAATTCCATGTAGCTGGAGTGAGAGGATTGGCTGTTCTGTATGCCTTGAAGCTGCCTAGAGTGTTGGTGATAGTCTGAGGAGCAGCAAGGGTTACATCAAATCCTGCACTGGTTACACGGCTGATTGAGAGATAGCTAGGTACTACTAGCCAGATGTAATCATTACCCTTGGTGGTTACCTTTGGATTGAATGACACTCCTGTGGATGATACCTTGCTGAGGGTGTTGAGGATTTCAGCGGTCATAGTGGCTGCTGGGTTTCCTCCATGATAGCAGAGATAGCGAGTCTGTGATGTACTCTTACCAGTTCTGCCTTTCTTGCCAACTTCAAACTTGAAGATTTCTCTTGCTCCTTCTATCGGAGTGGATAGGTTTCCACTGGATGCAGGGGTATTTGAAAGAGACTTTGGAGTAGCATCATTAATCTGCTTGCTGATAAGGAGAGTATCAGGCACAAGTGGCTTGCCATCGCTGATGATGGAATAGCGAACATCTGTCTGCATCGTACCTACATTTGGATTGATACTGAAACCAAGAGTGATAGGATAAACCGTATCATTCAGCTTGGCTAGGTTCTCATCCACATTCTGAATGCTCTCTACCAATTCCTCAGGAAGACCAGTGGCAGCAGCTATCGTCTGCCGGAGTTCCGGATCAAGCTTCTCTACACCAATCGTTCTATCCTTCAATTTGTCTTTGGTGATGGAGTTCACCGCCAACTTCTCATTGGTGACACTTCCATCTTCCAGTTTATCGTTGCTGACAGAACCATCTTGGATGTTGCCATTTCCTACAGAATCAGCAGCAAGCTTTTCGTTGGTGATAGCACCATTCTTGATCTGCTGAGTCTCCAACTTATCCGATACATTGACCTTTTTGTCGAGTGTTTCCTTTACGGATTCACCCGACTCCTCGTCCTTGATGTACCTAGAATATGTCAGAGACTCGTCTTTGCGCCCACTGATCAGGATGCTATTGTACTTTTTCTTTTCTGCCATATTATTCTTTTAGTTTAATTTGATATTCGTTATCGTCACCAGCTACCAGTTCGTCTGACCAATAGTAGTAGAGGTCACCCAGCTTGGTGGTGTTCAGGGAAGCTTCAAAACCACACTGATTGAAGGTGAGCTGCTGGCGGCTGACAAACCAGATGTATGGTTTCTCGTCTGTCGTTTCGATGGTGAGAGTCTTGCCAACAAGCGTATCTTCCAGCAGGGTGAGGTCTTCCATATTCAGTTCGCTCATATCCTTGGCAGCAGATGCGCCATAGTAGCTTGCATTGACGGTTCCGCTTGCGGTGATGGTTACGTAACCTGATACGGCTGGGATGATAATCTTGTGGGTGTCGCTATTGTAATACTCCTCGGTCACATCTTTGTCATTCATCAACACCTTGACCATACCGATGCTGAATCCCTGAATAGGAATGATTTCTGCTTCCAGCTTCTTTCCGTTGCTGATAGCACCATTCAGCATGAAGTTCTCCTGATTCTCCACCAGTTGCGTTTCACCATTGATGGTGTAACTGAATTTGGCATTGTGGACGATGAAGGAGATTGGGCAAGTTGACTGGTTATCTGTGACGATGTAATAGCGGAGGTCAAACAATCCTGTATGCTCGCCTTCAACAACACCTACTGGAATATTGCTCTGTGAATTATGATCTACGATTCTCAGAAGGTTGCGTTCGATGCTGACCATTTCGCTGCCTTCATATTTCCACGAAACCTTGATGTTGTAGTTTCCGAGTTCAAGAGTTGGTGGAATGTCGCAAATCAGGATGTTTCCTTGGATTCCTGCAACTTGAATGGGAACGGAAACCGTATCACAGAAACAGCCATGCAGTTCCACACTGATGTCGGTAGCCAGATTCATATCGAAGTCGATGAGTCTCTGAAACTCCTTCGATACGTCCATCTTCCGCACCAAGACGTGAAGCTTGAAGCTATTTCCTTGCACAATTTTATAAATCATATTTTGATACACATTATTAATAATAGCGCAAAGATAGGCAGAATTTTCTCTACCTATCTCTTATCCATTAACTTTTGGACATTAAATCAAGCCCTTCCATCTGAGGAACTTGCGCTTGCGGCTGCGCTTTCCTCTCTCGCTCTTGCAGTTGGTATGATAGACACAATCACGGAAGAGGTCTCTCGACTTCATATCCTTATCTACCAGTTTTGTCTTTTTGAAAGCCTCGAAGAGGGGGCGGTTCATAATCATCAGGTTGCCCTTCTCCGTAGGTAGGACAAAGTAGATTTCACCCTTGTTCTTCTTGGCAGCATAGTCTGCCTTAGCCGTAGCTTGGCGGTACATAATCTCGCATTTGATGCGCTTGAAAATCTTAGTAATCTTCATAATCGTAATTATTAAAATTGAAACTATATGATGGTTGCTGCCGAAACAGAAACCTTTTTTCTCATTGCTCTAACCTGAATCTGAATCATCTTCGGCATTTCCATTTCATTGAAGCAGATATGGAGTCCGATGGCTCTTGTCATGAGCAAATCATCGTGCTTTCCGTCTGCTGCTTCATATACGGTTCCGTTCTTCTCGTAGGTGAGATACTCATCTAGACATCTATCGTCTCGTTCTACATAAAGATGTTCACGGATCACCTGAACAAGTACAGAGATAACCATCGGCTTGGTTGCCACATTGGTGTGGAATCCATACTTCACTGGAACCTTATTCTTGATGTCTGACTCACTCTGCTTGCGTGCATAGAGATTGTCATAAACGTCCTTGATTTGATTCAGGATGAACTCAGACTGATCACCGCCTTCCAAAATATGCTCCTTGTCTTTCGTCTCCAAGGTATTGGATTCAATCACCAATAGGGCATTATCATAGAACTTGGCTATCTGTGCAGCCTTCCAAGCCAGCAAGTCCATATCAATATGCCCATACCATTGGGCTACCACATACGGCTTGCCACCTTCCATCATCCAGTATCGGTCGAAGACACAGATAACAGACCAGTCGGCATTCTTGCTTCGTCCACCAATATCCACGACCACCAGATAGCGGTTGGTCACCCTGCAATCGTCAAAGTACTCCGGCTTGCTCCATATCCATAGCTGCCCCTGCTTGTCTTCACAGAAGCGGACATTCTGCATACACTTCTTGCCCTTGTAGCCGTCACCATATACATCACCGATGAACTTAGGTGCTCGGCATCCTTTTCTGAACTTGTCAACCTTATCCTCAGCGAACACCTTGGCTCCTGAGTGTTTGAAGGCTTCAATATCATCGGTAGGGTAGCCAGCAGCCATATCAGCGTGGTCGGTGAACTTCTTTCGCTCAGCCATATACCAGTTGATGGCTTCCAGCGGAGCACCCAGTGTCCACAACTTCCAAAGGTATGTGCCCGGTTCCTCTCGGTCGGACATCGTATTGCTGTTGTTCCTGTTCTCGTATAACCATTTGGCAAACTCCACCTTCTGCTTCTTGGTTTCAAAATCAAGATGGTACATATCGTATATCTCGAACCAAGGAACAAAGAACGGCTCGAACTGGGATTCACCCTTTTGGGCTGCAATCCATTCCTTGTGGAAGAAGTTGCCAGTACCATTGGCGGTGGATTCATAGGCAATCATCGTATATGGTCGATATAAGATACCATTGGTGGCATTCTGTACCACTTCCTCTGGAGATTTGCCATCTGTCTTTTTCCACAGACCCACCTCGGAAAGATGAACCAAGTTGTAGTCTTCACCATTGGCTGATAATGGTCGCTCCATAGAACCCACCTTGATCTTGCAGAAACGCTGAGGAACCTTCTTCACGTTGCCGGATGTACCCACACCCACAAACTTAGGTTCGTTCTCAGAGTAGGCTTCACCCATTTCATAGAGGAATTTGGTAGGGAAGTTTTTCAAGGCTTCTTCAAACATTCCTCGGATGGTTTCTGCTGTGTCCTTCACCTGAGCAACAATCAGTGAGTTGAGACCCTTCTGCCACATAATTTGCAGCCAAAGGAAGTACATCTGAATAACCGTTGAACCTCCCCATTGTCGAGCCTTCAAGAGGATGAGTCGGATAGGGCGGTTCTTCTTTCTTCTCTCCTCCAGCCATCTGAGCAGTCTGCGCTGCGGTCTTCTGAGCACAAAGCGGAAGGGGAGACCTCCACCTTTCGGTTTGATATAGATGAACATGGCGAAGAAGAAGAAGGGGTCGTGCTTCATCCTGATTCGGGTGAACTGCTCCACCAGTTGCTCCATTTCCTCTTCAAGGTTGTATGGCTCATCCATATCCGCATGCAGTTCCTCGATCACCGCCTTGCAGCTACCCAGTTCCAGCAGCATCTTGATGAGCGGAATCTTCTTCATACTCATCGGGAGGTGCTGCTTCTGAATCGGGAAGTCAGGCAGGAAGAGCAGGAACCGCTTATCTCCACAACCTTCACCCTTTATCGGGCTGAAAGGAGTGTTGATTTCCTTGATGCGCTTCTCATTCTCTGTCAGGATGCTCAATACATGTTTGTCTAGTGCATCAGTCAGCTTGGTTCTCATGGCTACTTGTCTTGGCATATCGGAGAATTAAGATACCCCCACAATAGACCGACTACATAGCAATAGATGTGGATGCCCACTGCCATGCAAGGAATGAAAAATCCTACACATATATACGAGAGAATGATGATGTTGTATCTCACCTTCTTCTCTACGGATGGGGCGATATATCCCATATAGGCATATACGATACCGCTGAGACCGATAATAGGAATACTAGAACTGGGGTAATAGCTTACGGCTATGAGATAGAACACCACCATATCTACGATGCCGCAAGGTCTGGCTTTCAGGCATTGGTGCAGCACCCAAAGGTTGATGGCAGCATGGAAGACGTTCTGATGGAAGAACGGGTAGGTAAGTCGGTTCAGCATAGAGCAACCTTCATAGAGACCCATTCCATCATACCCAAGGAATGTGATACACATTATTATAATGTACCCAGCATAAAGCGCAATCTTTTCTTTCTTAGTTCGTAACATCTTTCCTTCTCCTCCTTTCTCACCTTATGAAGAATCACGTGTATGGATTTCGGAGAAAGATAGAAACTGGGAGCCTCCTGATTGCACACGTAACTAATGGCATCCAACTTGGTGACAGAAGGATGCTGCTTGGTATAAACGATAAATCTGCGGTATATTTCCTGAAACATTTCTCTCTTGGTAGGGTTCATGTTATTCAAGGATTTCCCTTTGATCATCGTCAGAATAACATTGTAAGCCCTGATATCCGAGACCCAAAAACGCTTGCTTGAAGATTGCAGTAATCTCTGCTCAATCTCCAAGAGGCTGATATTGTCTCTTACTGATATGATTTCCTTGTAAGCCCTCAATATGTCAGCGTTTCGCTCTTGTGTAAAGTCACATCGTGATCCTTTATGTTTCATTCTCTTATGATGCAAAGTTACAAAAAAGTATTGAAACAACCAAATTATTCATATACGATTAATTAAAGTTAACGGATAAGATTGATTATAGGCGGAAAAGCATTACTTTTGGGCATTGATTTATAAATTAATACATATATATATGCCTGATAATACAAATACGGAACAGAATGCTGGTGCTGCTGCACAGCAAGCTACGAAGACCAAGAGAGACTTGGCTTTGGAGCGTTTGAAGACTCGTCACCCAGATACGGAGTATGCGGATGATGAAGCTATCTATGGTGCTATCAATGATGATTATGATGCCGACCAGAAGTCTTTGCAAGGTTACAAGGATAACGAGAAGGCTATGGCTGACTGGATGGGAAGTGACCCTGCTGCGGCTACCTTCCTGCAAGCGATGAAGGCTGGCAGGAGTCCTTATGCAGAATTGATTCGTACCCACGGAGAGGATGCTATCGACTACTACTCTGATCCTGATAATGCTGACGAGATTGCCAATGCTCAGTCTGAGTTCTTGAAGAATGCGTCTAACGGCAAGAAGTTGCAGGAGGAGTACGACAAGAACATGCCAGCCAGCTATGCGGTCTTCGACAAGCTGGAGGAGAAGTATGGCGAGGAAGCGGTGAACGAAGCTATCGACCAGTGCTTTCAGACGATGAACAATGTGGTGAAAGGTATCTTCACCGAGGATATGATTACTGCATTCATCAAGGCAAAGAATCACGATACCGATGTAGCTGATGCTGCTCACGAAGGTGAGGTGCGTGGAAAGAACACCAAGCACATGAAGAACTTGGAGCTGCGCAAGAAGGGCGATGGTACTGCCGACCTTGACTCAGCGAATGCCGAGACCAAGAAGACCGACAACCAGCCGGAACTGGGTGCGCTTGGCAAGGCTACCCGAAGAGGTAACATCTGGGAACGTGGAAACGAGAAGCGAACACGCATCCGATAAGATAGAGTTAGATTTATATAATGTTTAATTAATATTTAGGATAATGAAAGTAACAAAAAGTACATTTAATCGACTGTTCTCCATTTTCATTATGGTGATGGCAGTTATTTTTGGTGTCAATGGTCAGGTGCTGATGGCTGAGGCTACTCTTCCTGATGGCGGTACTTCTGAGAGTGGTCACCCTGCGGAAGCTGGCGGTGCTCCTGCTGCTGGTGAAGCTGGAAATGGTGGTGCGGCTCGTCAGGATGATGGTATCAAGACGGAGACCAAAGGTCGTGAGCACTTTAACGAGAAGGGCATTGAGTATTACAACAATGACATCAACGAGAAGATTATCAAGATTCGCCCGATGGCAACACCAGTGGATCAGATTTCCCGTTATGCTACAACCAAGTCGGCAAGCTCCTTTGTTGTTGAGTATTGGAGTATCGGTACTCGTCCTATCCGAACCACAGTAAAAGAGAATACTGAGGCAAGTACTGGTACATCTATGGTATTGAAGGTAGAAGACCCTGAAATGTTCACACTTGATGATACAATCCGAGTGGTAGGTGTGAAGGCTGTCACTAACTATAAGGGTGTCGCTTATTCAACCATTACTGATGCTCCTACTCCTGATTTGGTACTCTGTGTGTGCGGTAAGGACACAGAAGGCTATCCTATCGTGTATGCCATTAATGGTAACATGGTCAGCAAGCAGCCTATCGGTGTTCCTGCCTTGAAGCAGGGTCAGAAGTTGATTCGCATGGCAAAGAGCTGCGGTGAGCTGGATGTACAGACTGGTCGTTTCAACAACCTTCCTGATTCTGATATTCAGTACTGCCAGAACTTCATGATTCAGGTTGAGCAGAGTACCTTCGACAAGATCGCTGACAAGCGAGTGGATTGGGATTTCTCAGACATTGAGGAGGATAGCATCTATGATATGCGACTTGCCATGGAGGGTTCTTATCTCTTCGGTGATATGGCTTGCATCAAGCATACTACCAAGAACAATTCAGCTCAGTGGTTTACCAAGGGTATCTGGTGGATGGCTGGAAAGGATATTGAAGTAGGTCATATTGCTACTGCCGATGATATCAAGAAGGGCTACACCAAGAATGAGCGAGTTATCACAGACTTGGAGCTGGTAGATATTTCCAAGGATATGTTTGTCGGTACTGGTATCGGCAACAAGCGCAAGGTGGTTATCGCTGGCTCAGACTTCGTACGTGCATTCAGTAAGATTGATTCTGACAAGTTCCGCTTGAAGGACACCGTTGAGGTATGGAACTTGAAGTTCAAGAGTTGGGAGACAGACTTCGGTGAGGTTCTGATGATTCACTCAGAGTTGTTCGACCTCTTTGGTATGAGTGACTGCGGCTTCGCTCTTGATCCTGAGTTCTTGGTGAAGAGAGTACACTTGTCTTGGACTCGTAACGTTCTCGACTTGAAGAAGGCTGGAATCCGTAACACCGATGCAGTAGTTATTCAGGAGGTTGCTTGTCTGTACTTGAAGTACCCTAAGGCACACGCTCGTATGCGACTTGCCAAGGTTCCTGATGCAGAGGGCACATCTGAGACAGAAGAGACCAAGGCTGCTGCTTAATGCAGGGCAAATTCGGCAAATTATTCATTAAATAGAGAGGGGTGTGGGCACTAGCCCCATCCCTTTTTTCATAACACATATATAATAAGGTATAATCATGTATAAGAAATATCAAGCTGGTACGGATTTGTCGTTCAGCGTTATGGTTGGTTACGAACGAGTGAGAGTTGTCTTCGAGGGTAAGACTATGGGTTGCAGTATCTATGGCACAAGAGACGAGAAGTTGCAGAAGGCTATCGAGTCTCATTATTGGTTCAAAGACAAGTTCTTCTTGGTGGAAGCCGTTGACGAGAAGAAGGAAGCTGCCGAAGCCAAGAAGAGAGCTGCTTCCAAGACCAAGAAGAAGGCGGCTGAGGAGAAGAAGACCCATATCGTGACAGACTTTGAGGATGCCAGAGACTATCTGGCTGAGACCTTCGGTGTGAGCCGTTCGAAGTTGAAGACCAAGGAGGACATCTTGTCTATTGCCAAGGAAAAGGGTGTTGAACTAGAAGGACTTGAATAATGAAGAAGTATGCTGTATCTGATTTGGTGAAAGAAGTGAAGGTGCTCTTGGACAGAAACCAAGAGTCTTCCGGCTTGCTGACTCCCGATGATACTGATACGCTCTCTCAGGCAGAACTTATCAAGAGTAAAATCGTAGATGCAGCAAGTATCATTCTTTCCGATGCGCCAGTAGATATGGTGGATGGAATCAAGCTAGACAACATCAGCGTATCTTGGGCATCGAAGAACAATGCTTATGTCGGTACGGTCTATATGCCAGCCGATATGATCAGGCTGCTCAGTGTAAGAGCCAGCGACTGGAACCGCAATGCCGAAATCATCACCGAGAATGATGAAGCCTACAAGTATCAGTGCTGCAAATATGGAGTGAGGGGCAATCCCGACCGACCTATTGCGGCTATCATCCATACCAAGGGCGGTAGATACCTAGAGCTATATACGAGCAAATCGAATAGCGTGACGGTTGACTTCACCTATGTGGCTCAGCCGGAAATCATCACGGAAAGCAGTGGTGCAGGGTATATCAATCTACAGAGCAACCTGAAAGATGCTATTCTCTATATGGCTGGCTATCTCACTTGCGTGAGTATGGGAGATACCGATACTGCGGCTGGGTTATTGGGTGTAGCCAGAAAACTGGCACATATTGTTGAACCAACAACATCGTAATCATGGCAAAGAAGAAAGAAAAAGCAAAGTTGTTGTCGCTGAGCAAGGTGGTGGACAAAGAGGAACTTGATAGCGTAAAAGCTTCCAAGAACCGATTCGACAAGCCATACGAGCGTGCCTTCTCCATCCTGCTGGAAGCACAACGATACTATAACAACATGGATAACTTCCGAAAGCGTAGGGAGAGAAACAAGCGGTACTGCTATGGAGACCAGTGGGGAGACCTCATTGAAATCGAGAATCGGTGCGGCTTTACCAAGCGTATCAAAGAGGAAGACTATATCCGTGAGCAGGGTAGTGAGCCGTTGAAGAACAACCTGATCAGAAGGCTGGTGAAGAATGTGCTGGGTGTGTACCGCTCCCAGAGCAAGGAACCTACCTGCAATGCGAGGGATAAGGATGAAAAGCGGTATGGCGAAACGATGAGTGTGGTGCTGCAATGCAACCGACAACTGAACCGAGAGACGGAAATGGATGCCCGAACGATGGAGGAGTTCCTGATCAGTGGTGCGGCTATCTACAAGAAGAAGTATGGATGGCGAAGGGGAAGGTTGGATTGCTGGACAGACTATGTGAATCCGAACAATTTCTTCATAGATAACAATATGAGGGATTTCCGTGGCTGGGATGTTAGCTGCTTGGGCGAGGTTCACGACATTACCATCGGCAATGTGCTGAGAGAATTTGCCAAGACTCCTGCCGAAGCAAGGAAGTTGAAGGAGATTTACCGACTGGCTGCTGACCGAGACTTCGTGATAGCCGACTGCACCCAGCGTTTCGGAGAGTTTGATCCGAAGACCATCGACTTCATGAATCCTGCCAATCCTTCACTCTGCCGAGTGATTGAGGTATGGCGCAAGGAGAGCAAGCCACGCTATCGCTGCCACGACTATAACAATGGTGACGATTTCAAGATTGACATTGAAGATTGTGATGAGATTGTAGATGCAGAGAATCAAGACAGACTGGAGAGGGGTCTGTCACTCGGTATGAAGCGTGATGATATTCCGCTTATTGAAGCCGAGTGGTTTATGGATGATTACTGGCATTTCTATTATCTTTCTCCTTTCGGTGACATTCTGAGAGAGGGTGAGACCCCTTATGCTCATGGTGAGCATCCATACTGCTTCAAATTCTATCCGTTTATTGATGGCGAGATTCATAGCTTCGTGGAAGATGTGATTGACCAGCAGAGATACGTGAACCGACTTATCACGATGTATGACTTCATCATGCGTGCGAGTGCCAAGGGTGTGCTGCTCTGTCCTGAGGATTGTCTGCCGGATGATATGAGCTGGGATGATTTCTGTGACGAGTGGAGTAGATTCAACGGAGTGGTAAGATACAAGCCGAACAAGAGCGGTCAGGTTCCTCAGCAAGTGGCGAACAACTCTACGAATATCGGTATCGGTGATTTACTCAACTATCAGTTGAAGTTCTTCGAGGATATATCGGGAGTGAATGGTGCGCTGCAAGGTAAACCAGGAGTATCAGGTACGAGCGGTTCACTCTATGCCCAGCAGACACAGAATGCCACCATGTCGCTGCTTGACATCTTGGAGAGTTTCAGCCAGTTTATCATTGATGGTGCTTACAAGACGGTGAAGAATATGCAGCAGTTCTATGATGTGGCACGCAACTTCAACATCGTTGGCAGGGCAGGACAGATTGTGCGCTATGACCCGAAGAAGATTCGTGATGTAGAGTTTGACATCAATATCACCGAGAGTACGGCTACTCCTGTATATCGTCAGATGGCAAACGACTTCCTGATGCAGTTGTGGCAAGCTCAGGCTATCACCTTGGAGCAGTTGTTGCAGGTAGGTGATTTCCCATTCGGTGACGAACTTCTGCAGTCGGTATCATCCCAGCAGGAGGCAATCAAGAATGGCGAGACTCCACAAGGATTCTCTCCTCAACTGCAAGCGCAAGTGGATCAGGCATCCCAGAGCAATCCGAAGGCTCAGGCGATGTTGCAGCAGATGATGAGCGGTCAGGGTGTGCAGCCTAGCGAGCAGTATGCACCGCTTTCGGCATAGTGATTAGTTATTAATGTTTAGTGTTAAGATATGATAGCAGACAAGGAAAACAACAAGAAGTGGTATGGCAATGGCAAGGACAATGCCGACCAAGGAAGCAATGCCAACAAGGGCATTGCTACGGAGACCCAAGGCAGGGAAGGCAATCCCGACCTATACGAGAATGACGTACTCGGCAAGGTGGCGAAGCGCAAGAAGAACGACATCTGGTCGAGGGGTGGTGAGAAGAGAACTAAATTCAAGGACGAATAAAGAAAGGAGGTGTTTTATCGTAACTGTATTCTTCTGATATTCAGATGGCTACAGAAATCTTTGAGAGTTTATGGTGCTCAGCGCAAGATATATGTATCTTTGCAGCATCATAAACTCTTAATTTTTATATATTATGGATTTTGTAGATTTCGTTGATAAGTATCAGCAGGATATGACTCCTGAACAGATGTTGAGTATAGCCAAGGCTATGGGTAAGTATCTCTCATATAAGTTGAGCGATGTAGAGGTACATCATCTTTGTGCGATGGTGTATGGTGTGTTGAGCGAAGAGCATTTTGACAAGCACTTTGCCGATGATGCTATCAAGAAGATGTGGTACGAGGATGAGGATGGAACCAAGCACATGGCTCCTTTCTTTACGGACGAGGAGATAAAGAAAGCCTTTGACCAGCATAAGGATGATATTTCCGACTACAACATCTTTGACTTGGCGGTTACGATGAATCTGCTCAGAAGCGACCATCATAAGCTGCTGAAACAATATAGCAAGGACGAGGAGGAATTGAAGGAAATGGTGGTGATGATGGCTATCGAATACCTTCAAGACCCTGACTGCTTGCATCCTACAAGCAAGATATGGCACAACATTAACGGATAAGATAATTGTTACGGGAACATATCTTATCTTTGCATATTATTAATAATATATAAAGATAAGATATGACTCCAAACGTGCGTGAAGGATTGCAATATGGTGCAGCTATTGGAATGTTAGTGAGTGGTGTTGTCCTCACCTTCCTATCATTCTTTCTCAATAATTATGTAGTTTCGGATGGTGTACTCTGGTACGTCAGCCAGACTTTGGTTTACTCTGGAGCAATCTTCGGAGTGAACATTTATTTCAAGACCAAACTGGGCAACTTTGAGAGTAAGGTGAAGAATGAACTCGCAAACATGCTGAAACAAGTAAAGGAGGGCAAGTAACTATGAAGGTAACAAAAGAACAGATTTTAGAGATTATGCCGAATGCCAAGGATAAGGTGGATGATTTCCTGCCTTACATAAACGGCTATGCCGAGGTTTTCCATATTGATACACCGAAGCGAATGGCGCATTTCTTGGCTCAGATAGCCCACGAAACCAGCGAGCTGAGATATACCAAGGAAGTGGGCAACAAGGCTTACTTCCACAAGTATGATGAGGGCAAGTTGAAGAATATGCTAGGCAATCTGAAAGATGGCGATGGCTACAAGTATAGGGGCAGGGGATTGATTCAGATTACGGGTAGAGCCAACTATCAGGCTTACCAGAAGAGCAAGTACTGCCGAGGTGACATCATGGAGCATCCCGAACTGCTGGAGCAGCCATTGGGCGCAACCAAGAGTGCGATGTGGTGGTGGTGGAAGCACGGCTTGAATAAGCTGGCTGATAGTGATAGTTTCCTAGCAATCACCAAGACCATCAATGGCGGCACATACGGCTTGGAACACAGACGAACATTCTTGAAGAGAGCTAAGGCTGCATTAAAGGTATAGGCTTATGAAGAAGTGGTATGATTCAGATGTATGGCAGTTGATGATCTACATTTTGGCTATGCTGCTGGTAGCATTTCTTATGTCGGGATGTAAGACTTCCTACGTCCCGACGGAGAAATTCGTATATCGTGACGTAGTAAAATGCGATACCCTGCATACTTCTGACAGCATTTTCGTGCATGATTCGGTATCAAGTTCACAGAAGGGAGATACCCTTTTCATTGACCGATGGCACAAGAAGGTGGTTGTGAAGACCCAGTATAAGGTAAGGGTGGATTCCTTCATCCGAAGAGACTCCATCCCAGTACCCTATCCAGTAGAGAAGCAGCTCTCCAAGTGGGAGCAGTTTCAGTTGAAGTATGCGATGTGGTCGATGGGAGCGATGTGCGCCCTGCTCATCATTTTAGGTTTAATCATCTATAGGAAACATAAGAATGGCAAATTTATCAATTTTAATCACAAAAAGTAGCATCTATGAGGAGGTGGCGAAGACTACCGCCTATCTGGGTGCAAAGAATAAGCTGGATGATGGCAAGTCAGCCTTCGACCAGATATTTGTTACGGATGCCGACTTGGCGATGATAGAGCGATTCTATAATGAATCGAAGGATGCGCTGCTCAATCTCCTGAAAAGATTCATGCCCACCATCGGCTCTTCTACCGATGGCAACATCAACTGGACTCTGAGTATGCCTAGCCGGTTCGATACCAATATGAGTGGTTCCATCACTTCATCCGCCACCTCGTTCATCGTGAACAGTATCGTTGCCAAATGGTGCGAGATTACGGCTAACGACAAGGTGAAGGAGTATGCTGATAATGCGGCTGCCCTGCTGCTCGACATCAAGGATAAGGTGTTCAACAAGACCAAGCCAACACGAACTAAAATATAAAATATAGAAGTATGCCAAGAAAGAATTTAACTATCACGTTGTATATGAGTGAACTCATATACGACTTCCAGAACAAAGCGTTCCTGACAGGACGGAGCCGAAGAGCTGCGGATATGGATGCTGAGGCTGCCAGCAATATTCAGGCTAGCGATGATGATGAAGATAAGAATCAGGCATTGCGAAGCATTCAGAATGCCTATAGCCAGTTGCTGGTAGAGTTGAGCGAAGCTATTGAGAAGGGTTCCGGCACTACGGCTTCCAACAAGCTGATCAGCGATACCGACAACATCATCATCAAGCTTTCGCTTCCGTCCAATTACTCGCTCGGCTTGAAGGATGCGCTGACCAGTTCCATCCACGACTATATCATCAACAAGGCTTTGATGGATTGGTTCACCATTACCAATCCTAATGAAGCGAAGGTGTATAGCGAACTGGCGGTTGTGTCATTGAGAAACTTGCACGAAACGTTCAACAGACGTGAGCGACCTAGCCGGACAGCTCCTAGCGCATAGAGGGGAGGTGCAGCATGAAGACTTGCAACAAGGGTCACAAGGTGATGATAGAGCTGCAGAAGAGCGAGCTGATCTATGATATTAGAAATACGGCTTACACTTATGCGGATTCGATTAGGAGTGGGGTAGCTGATTCCCACCTCATCCATAACATCTATGATGTGGCTGAGGATGGCAATCGGGATAAGCTGGCGAGAATCTTGGATTCCACCATAGAGGATTGCAGGGAAGTGCTCTACCGATTCACCAAGATGGAAATGCTGGGAAGCGGCTTTGATTCCAATGAGTGGGAGGAGTGCATCGGTTCTCCTACAAATGATGAGGAAGCCTACTATTTGGCTCTGAGAATGCCAAAGGGATTCTCTTCTACGAGTGTGCATACAATGACCGTGTATATTCACGACTATATCGTCAATCAGACATTATACGAATGGTTGATGGTGGTCTATCCCGAAGGTGCAGATAGGTTTTGGGCACTGGCAGATGAGAAGAAGGAAAAAATAAAGAATGCAAGCAATCGCTCAGCGGTAAGAGCAAGGATCAGGCTTCATCCTTTCTAGACTTATGGTTAACGAAAAAGCAAGGGCATCTATCTTCACAGACGGATGCCCTTATTGATATTAAAATTATGAATGTATATGAAGAAAAACTTATCTAAGCTTGTTTTGCAGTCGGGCTACAAACTCAGTTCCTACGCTATGAATGGATTCATCGTAGCTGAGACTGCCCATTACCGCAAAGCGGAAATACTTGTAAGGTGATCCTGCCATACCAGCCAGAAGCTGGTTGACGGAAGATTGGATGTAGAACCAGTTGAAAAGGTCGTTGCTTCCATATAGCACCACACCCACCTTACCTTTTGCAGCGTTGCGGAAATAACCACGGATGATGCTCTTGAACATCGTCTTGTGGATATTCTCCTGACCGAGAGTCAACGGACGTGTACAGAAGAAATAGGAAACGCTTCCCGATGGCTCCTTGACATACACATCAACAATCTTTCCGCTCTGATTGATGGCATAAGACTCAGGGTAGGAGTTGACGGTGGAACGGAACACGTTGTGCATCGTTCCCCACATCCTGCTCTTCAAGGAATACACATACGCATAGGTGTAGTCGGGTCTGAACACGATGATGCGGTTATCGTAATAATCATATATCAGACTCGCCTTCTGCAGGAATGTTCTGAATCGGATATATTGAGTATCAGATTCAGGAATGCCTCCAAGGGCAAGCAGCTTCTTCTGATAGTCGTTTTTGAATATCTGGGTGAAGACAAACGGATAACCATCAAGAACATCTGTGATACACTCGGAATCCCTGCCTCGCTGCATCATGATACCTCGTTCCGTAGGGAACAGAACAGCATCATCAATCTGCAAGATACCCTTAGGGTTGGAGCAAATATCTCTGTTGGCTGGCTGTCGGGCATCGTAGGTTCCTTCCTGATTGGTCATTAACACCCATACACCTTCATTGGTGAAGGCATAGAGTGGAGCTTCACCAAACTGACCTTCGCTGATTGGTCGGGTATTGGCTGCAAGCGCATTGATAATGGATGATCCAACCTGAATCGAGTTCTTGGCAGGGAACACCATCGGATTCTCGGCTTCGCTGACCTTGACTACATTAGGCTGCTGAGAGACATACTTCTGATTATCTGTCTTGCCTAATGCTGCATTATACTCGGCTTTCGTAATCTCGGTGAAGTCTCCCGTATCAATCGGTGTAGAATCCCAAGTATATCCAGAAGGGATAATGGCTCCGCTTCCGCTACCAAAGCTTCCTCCATTGGTTTCGCTTGCTTTAGTGCTGCCACCTCCAAAGTCTCCACCAGAAGAACTGCTCTTGATGAGCTTATGGCGATACACTTGCATAAAGGCAGGAAGTCCGGCATCATCGTGATAACGATACATATAATCAGACAACTCTGAACTTTCTGTTTCTGTTGGTGCATCTGTTCTTCCTCCAAATCCCTCGTTATTCAATGTGTTTGAAGTCTGTCTATCTGCTGCAACTGGTGTTGAGCGGTTCTTGCTGATGTTGATATAGTAAGACATTCCGAATGTTTCGGAAGGTTTCAGCTTAACTTTCTTGGAGTAATATTTGCTGTACTTAGGGAGATAGAAATAAATGGTCATAGCCGTAGCAAGAGTGCTAGGATATGCCAAGATTGGGCTGAGAGGGTATTGCAGCTTGCCCTTGTAGTAAATATCTCTCTTGATACTGTTCTCGCTGATGCTGACCTGATATACTGCATCACAGATGTAATCGGTAGAGAGTGCATTATTGGTGGCAAGATCAGTGTACTCATTCAGGTACATCTGATTATTCGAGACTTTCCGGCTGGAGAAAATATTCGTATCGAAAGCATTGAAGATAGTCTTCTTCACGTTTCCGATATGCAAGCGGTTGTTGTAAGTGATGGAACATTGACCGCCAAATGAGCTTCTCTGAAAGTCTGCAAGAGAAATACTTTCCTCGGTCTCCAATACTCGTTTGAGAGGAATAGCTGTGCCGAATTTATCCTTGCTGATGCTTGTGCTCAGATAGAAAGATTTCTTCTCGAAAGACTGATATACATCTTCTTCTGACAGATATTGAAAAGCATCGCAATTAACTCCTGATGCCATTTTGTCGTTCCAAAGGTAGCACTTATAGCGTGATATACCTTTGGTTTGTTTCTCCGTATCAATAAATGATTCCGGCTGGGAAAGATAAACATCTACACCGCTGATTAGGTCTTCAAGACCTTCTGGTATATCCATATTGATAACGATGGAGTGAGTATGAAGGCTTGTGCTAGTACCAACAGCCTTTTTCTCCTGATACCAGATAAACTTGTTGAATGTTGTTTCAGGTGCAAGAATGAATGGATTTGATATATTGATGTATGATACACCATCATATAGACGGATGGCGATTACACCAAAAACGGTATATTTGAAATACTCCGTGCCATTCTCCTCCAACTGCTTATTGATCAGTGCATCCAAAGCATTGAAAATAATGGATGCACCTTTAAGAGAAGTATCTGTTCTATTGGAATAATACTTGTTTGACACAAAAGCGGAATCCCAATCATCACCAAGATTAATGGAAGCATTGCATACCACCGACTTTGTGTTTGAGATAACTGCACTATAGTTAATGGCTGATAAGTCAAAACTAGTGTAATCGCTTCCGTTCCAATAGGCATACTTAGTGTTTTCCTCTCCCACAAAGCACAAGATGTTTCCGATGGCACTCACGGCATTGACTTGGAAGCTATTAAGACTGATGGTGTTCTCACTTCCGTTTCCATCTTTCTCTGTCCAATACCAAGTATTGCCATTACGGATGATGTAGTGGGAGTGAATGGTGTTATCGTGGGTAACCTTGTGGATCAGTTCGATGCTGGCTCCATCAGGTATGGTGATGGCAGAATCAACCACAACTGGCTGGTGAATAGGGTGGAGTGCTCCATCCTCGTTGATGAGGTTCAGGCAAGTTCCCAACTCACCCTCCTGACTTTCGTGGTCGGAAGGTGAGTGGGAAAGACCTTGAAATAATACTTCTTTAATCATATTTGTATTGTTATGGATTTGGACGGATGATCTCGTAGTACGGCTCGCCATTTTTGTTCTTACGAGGAATGCAGGTCAGGCGCACCATCTTGTTGAGTGGGAGATTGTAATCATCAAGGATGGCAGTAACCGATGGACGTTCGCTGCGGAAACCAATCTTCTTGTGCTCCTGGTTGTACTGGAGCGGACAGAAGATAGTCTGAGCCTTGCGAAGTTCCTCCCAGTCCTCTCTCAGGCAGAATCCGTATGTTCCTCTGCTGGAGATACGGAAGACGAAGATGGAGCTATCTGTGCGCTCTATCTGCATAATATGGTTGTAGATGCCCTGCGAGAGAGTAATAGAATTGGCTCTACCATCAAGTACCACGAAGTTTTTTCTGTGCAGGAAACCTTGAATGTTCCGGCACTTGTCTTTAATATAACTGAATATCATTTTGCAAATATACGAAGTTTTGGTTAGAAAAGATTATTATCCGTTTACTTTTGCCTTCTTCTCGTTGTACTGGCGAAGGCGAAGCTTGGCATTCTCTGATCTGAGACAACCGCAAGACTGGGTCACTCCTCGGAGCAAATTGCAGGATAGAACAGAAACACCTCTACCACAATCACACTTACAAATCCAATAAACACCATTCTTACTGGATTTGCCGGAGCGGCAGCAGACATAAAGTCTGCCAAACCGCTTTCCTTTCAGGTCAATCAACTTTCCCATACCTTATTTCTTGCTAAGTTCCTTTGCCTCTTCAAGAGATAATGGCTTGCCGCCAAGAGGAATGCGGAAGTCGAACTTGGAACGGAAGGAGTAGTAGCAGACGAAATCGAAGCTCTCCTTCATTCTCTCGTCAGTGGTGATGTATTTCTGATAAGCGATAACATCATCTTCTGAGCGATAGATGGTAGAGTTAACGAAGTAGTTGCTGGTTCCCTTGTTGGCAATGACTGCGATGTAGAACTTCTTGCCAAGGATGCGCTCTGTGATGCGCTGAATAATTGAAATCTTCTTTGTATTCATATATTAAATTTGATTAATTATTAAGATGAATGCAGATAGGCTGCACTATTATAACTATTCGATTCCACAAGATACGATACCATCTTCTTTGTTGATTCCTCGGAAGTGCTCGCATCGCTGGCAAGCAAGGCTACCAACCATCAGGATTTCCTTTGTGTACTTGCCTTTAATGCCGAATGGGCAGGGTGTGGTGTACTCGAAGTGCCCACCGACAAACTCGTTGACGTTATATTTTGGATATTTCATATACTATCTACACACAATAAATTAAGTTTTTTATACTCTCTTCTGATTATTTCATAGGAAGAATAAGTACTTCTTCCACATGACTTCTGCTCTGGGCAGAATCCTCTGTATATACACTGAGGAACGCAAGCGGATGCGAGGTAAGGCTCAATACGAACCAACTCGTCAAGTACCTTATACCAAATCTCTCTCGTCTCTCTTGCAGCCTTACTGCATAGTCTCAGCTTCGAGATATTGATAATCTCCTGAGCGTTGAGGGATAGCTGCAAGTTTACCAAATCATCCTGACGCATATCGTGGCGAGATACCTTGGAGCCAGTAATATCCGGTCGGGAGGTTGAGACGAATGGCTGAGCGTGAACGTGGCGAACAAAATGGTTGCTCACCCAGTATGGTATGCCATACATCTTAATATCGAACTCCAGCAATCTCAGTGGCGAGTGCTCGCTGAGAATCATCTGTTTCTTGAACTCATCGCTAGGCTCCTTACCCAGCGGTTCTTTTCGTTGTGTGAAGCGAGCAGCATCCACCACTCGCTCCCAATCTGTAACTTTTGTGATTTCTATTTTCATAACTATTTTTATTTAGTTTCTGACCTTTCTTATACCTGATCCGGCAGCTTTCTCCTTATCCCATTCAGCGATAGCTTCGGACAAATACTTATCCATAGCCTTAGTTAATCTTTCCATAACTATTCCTCTTTACTCGCCTGATCTCCAAGTATATCCTTGATTTTCTTTTCGATGAACTCATCAGAAGTGAGTTTCTTAATAAGTTCATCTATATCAGGTAACTCTACTTCAACTCCGACTTCCTGATTTTTGGAGGAAACATATTCCTTTAGTGCTTTCATCCAAGAACTATTAGCCATGTCTGCCAACGAATCTTTTTGGCTCTCGTAGGCTTTCTTCAATTCTCCGTTATCACGGAAATATCTGAGCACTTCCGCCAATGCAACAATGAAGTTCTTGTCTATCATCGGGTTGATCTTCGCCTCTTCCAGTTTAAGCATCAGGAAGAGTAATGATGAATGTAAATCTGTTTTGTTCATAACTATTCCTTTAAATTTATCTTCTCTTTAATTCTATTCTCGTGACAGTGAATCATACGTTTATAAAATTCTATCATCTTTTTATTAACGAAAACAGTATCATATTTACCTATATAGTAATCTCCATTTAAGAGTTCGCTGACGTGTATTCGTACAACGTCTTGCGTCCAGTTATCTATAAAAAGATAATAGGTTTCACGATTAGGGTGTACCATAAGGTACTCGTAGAAGTGGAAATTATCATTTTTAATAAATGTCACTCCACAACCTTTTGTTAACTGACTTATGTCTTTTAATACTTCCATATCTATTTCTCCTTTCCGTATAAAAGTTCAACACTCTTTCTTAGCACTGCCTCTATATGGTCTCTTTCGAGGTCTCTAGGCTGTCTAAGAAGCCATTCTATATCTCCGTTTATCAATTCTTGATAGGCTCTCCTTGATATTTCCATAACTATTCCTCCACTTTTACGCCGAAGGGAGTTCCATCGGCAAAGGTGAATTTTTCCTTAGCCTTATTAAAAGAAAACACAAACATCTCCCCAGGAAATGATGGTAATAAAATAGCTCCATCGCTTGTTTCTAAGATATTCCGATAGAGGTTATTGTTCTTCACCCATCCAAAAGGCTGATGCTTTAACATCTCCTGCCAACATTCTTCTGTGTTTACAAATGGACGGTACTTTGCTTTGGGCTGACTATCTGACTTGATGCGATAGCTTTTTACACTTCCGTGATAAACGAACTCATCAACATCTTCCCACTTGTCATTTATTATGTCTAGATGTTGAATTGTTTCGCCTTCACTGAATGCCTTAAAGATAGGCAATAACTTTTTAACTTCTTCTCTTGTCATAACTTATTCCTCCAATAATTTAAACTCGGCAATAGAGTGATAAAAATCGCCATTGCCATATACGTCACAACTATATGATTTTCCATTAACGGAAACCTCAAAATAGTTACCATCATCGTGTGTAATCTCTACCTCATTTGGTAGGATATTCTCCTTGAAGTACTCAGCAGATTGGATATTATCCATAGACTCCTCAGTCTCAAAGGTTACACACTTTTCGTTAATTATATCTTCTATACCCATACTTACTCCTCCAATTTTGGTCTCCAGTATTTTTGCCCACAGTACTCTTCCCCACATAGCTGTCTACTGTTCTGATACTGACAATTAGAACAACTTCGCTCGCTTGGATTCCACAGCATGAAATAAATTGCATTATGAAAACCTTGGTCATATATCTCTTGTTCAAATGCGTCAAAATCTTCCTTATAAGCTCCTTCTTCTTTTGCTTGTTGAATTATTTCATTTATTTTTTCATTAATTTCCATAATCAATCCTCCAACTCTTTAATTAATAAATTACTTTTCTTATCAAATGGTTTATAACCACTACGAAGATACCAATCTAGAACAAATCTATCAGATTCATCTTTATCAAATTCCAATCCGATTTTCTTCACCCCATTTAACTTAGCCTGTTGTTCTGCGAGTTGTAACAGGCGTTGTGCAACACCATTTCTTCTATAAACAACATCAACCCAAAGAGCGTATATTAGAGCATCAGCCTTGCCGAAAATATCACTAACATATAATGGAATAGATATTTGAACAGAGCCATGATTTTCTTCATCAGTTATTAAAATTCTGATTTCATCCTTCCATGTCTGTTTTTGTATCATAATCAATCCTCCAACTCTATGTTATTTTCTGCTGCGTAGCCATCTTGTGCTTCCTCGCAAAACTGACCTTCGCAAAGCCAACCTATGCCGATGTTATATTCTGAAATAATGTTCTTGTTGCAATACTCACAGATAGCATCGCCATGTTTATTTTGTAATTCTTCTCTTGTCATATTAGTTATAGTTTGATTGGGAGACCATGAACATAAACCTCATGAGTGTCACGAGTACCATCTTTTTTCTCCATATGGAAGAAGAGGGTCAATTGTAATGTTGCTCTCATAAACCTTTCCGATGGAGAACGATAGGGAACTATTTTGGAAAGCCAACCCACACGCCCATCTTCATCCATAATCTTATCTCCGATTTTAACAGGCAAGGCTTTAATATAGTCTTCTTGAAGTTGTTCCATTTCTCGAAGTAACTCATCGCGTCTTACATTTAGTTTGTCTTTTTTATCCATAAAAGGTCTGGCGATTTCTCGCCATTTTTCTATATTCCTTTCTACTTCTTCTCTTGTCATACTCAATCCTCCAACTCTTTAATTGCATCATGCAAATTGACAATCGCTTTTTCAAGTTCTTTCTGTCTGCCTTCTATTACCTCTGTCTTTTCATCAAAGATAGCAGAACATGCATATACAGAAGCAACTTGCATTTTAGCATATTGTATTTTCTCGATAGCTTTTTCTTTACTCATTGCTTACCTTCCTCAATTTTAACCTATGTAATTTTTTATTCTTCCGCACTTTCGACACTCTTCAAAATTGATTCTGCCAAATTCTTTATAGACATACTCATGGTGACAAGTTATATTTTGCTTCCACCATTTCTTTAAGAATAATATTATATCTCCTATCATAATCAATCCTCCAACTCTTTTTTAATATTGTCTAACCACACAAGAATAGCATCAATACTAACGTAATTAGCATGCTTTTCTTGACACTTTCTTAAAAGATTCTTCTTTTCAATGATTTCATTAATCGCAGTTACCTTACTCATTGTTTATTCTTCCTATCTTTATAAAAGTCTGGGACTCTATTAACTTCCCACCAAGAACCTCCTTCATCACCACGAGACTCTATCCATACTGGTTCTTTAGTATCTTTATCTTGGCAGTAGATCATACCACGAACCTCATCATGCATAAAGATAGATTCTACCTCAAAATCTAGAGATTCTAGTGTACTATATAATTTGCCCCAGTAATTCGGGTTTAATCTTTCTGCTTTAGCTATTGATGCACCCTCATCACAAAGGTCAATTTTTAGTATCTCTAGATTATTCTCTTTAACAACATCTAGAAGAGACTTTTTGACGTTCATTTTACTCATTACTTATCCTCCTTAGTAATTGATAATCTTCTGTGTCTTACGAATCTTGGCAAAGAAATTTTGTATTTCTTCTCTTGTAGCTTCACGATAAATACCTTCTTTCATCCAATTGCCAATACCATTGGATTTCTGAATCATTCCATCAGAATCCTCACCGATAATTACACCATATCCATCAGCATTGATGAAGCCATCATGGATAAACACCTTGTCATCACCATCAACTAAGATAGTACCTGCTTTAAATTCACTTAATCTCATATTCTTTTCTTTTGTTTATTAAACATTAACCCTTCCTTGAATAGCCATTGTGTATAGAAGCATTATACACAAGCCACAAAAACCTAGAATAACATAAATTGGTAACACCAACTTTCTGTCTCTAACATCTTTCATTACGTATAACGTACCTATAGCAAGTGAGCATATAGAGCACATTAATCCTGACATAAATATCCAAAACATATTCTCTTCTTTTTACCCTCTCCCTGTTGCCAAGGAGAGGGTGGTTAGTTACTAAAGTTCGTCAAACTCTTTCTGAAATCTCTGTTTTGTTTCATTCAGAAGCTGCTTGAATTTATTTTTAAACTCTTCATCACCTTCTGATAATCCATAAATACTGTGAGCGATGTTTGTCGAATGAGAAGACATATTCAAAAGCTCATCTACTTTAGGAATCAAGCTTTTTGCTAAAATGTTAGCTCTTTCTAATTTGTCTATATTCATATTACTATCTTATTTATATCCTTTGTAGGATGGTTACTAAACTATGTTACAAACGGATTGTCTTGCCATCTTCTGCAAGTTTAAACTTCTCGATATCAGTAGAAGTTAATAGCCATGTATCTTGGTTTCTTCTAGATGGATGGCCATCCTTGCATATTTTGTTAAGAACCAGATGTATATTGCCATAATAACGATATGTATGATCAGTGTCCATTCCTTCGTCCCAAGGCTCAATCTTGCTAACCATATAAGGCTCATCTTTATAATATAACACAATATCGCCTTCCTTGAAAGGAAGTGTGCTAATCAACTGTTCTGTCAAATCACTTATATCAAAATGGTTTTTCAGAATGACCTGTTTAATATCAGCGATTTTAGAAAATATTTCTTTCTGCTCTTTTGTTAAGTCCATATAACTACTATTTATGCCCGAAGGCGGTTAAACATTAAATCTTTCTGTCTTGATGAGTAATTATCCCACACTCATTTCCTCTACGATTCCAATAACCGCATTGGTAACATTTTCTTCCGTAGAAAGGACAATGGTGATTTACTTGTGTTGCTACACTCATACCTACACCTCCATTAATTGTTTTATAGCCATAAAAACAAAACACAAGCCTATTGCAAAAACAAGCAGCCATTCATGAACATGCCATAAATCTCTGCAAATTCTTATGCCTACATACATAAATGCTATGCCTATAGCTATGAATATTATTGATAATGCTGCTAACATACCTACACCTCCATTTCTGAGTTAAGTCCTAGACCAAAGAGAAGGTGCTGGAGTTGATGCACGATAGTTATACTTTTATCATGGTCTCCCCAATGGAAATACACCTCTTTCTCTGAACGTATGTTTAAAGTTGGGTAGTCTTTTCGTCTGTAGCAATAATCACTACTATAAGGACGTTTGAATTTCTTCCACCCATTCTTTTTAAGAAACTCAGGAGTAATAGGAACTCCTGATAATTCTAATTGGTTTACTTGATGTCTTATATAAGATAACTCATAGTTATTTAATTCGAGTGTATCCATAATTGTATGTATTCTGTTATCATACATAACAATATCGCCTTTAATATATTCCTGTTCCATACGCTTTACTTTTTAACTTCTTTAAAGATTACACACTTATTGTCAGAACGATCTCTCATTGTCCAATCCCAATGTGTTTGATGAACTAAAGCGATCCAAATTTGACTTTTACACCTCAACATAGCATTAGCGCATCATCCATAGGGGCACCAAAACGCATAATTACCACAATTTCCTGTGGCATCTTCAACAACAATGTATTTTTTGCCACAGTACTTAAAATATTCGCCAACTTTAAGCTCTTTCATTATCAAAACGCAATTCTATAGTCCTTTCCTTTCAGAGAAGGTCTCTTTTTGAGGACGAACTTTATTAAATCTTCAAAATCTACCGGGAAGAGCGCACAATATTTATACTTTAATGTGCAGATGAATTTTCCGTTGAGCATAATATCAAATACAAATATTTTCATTGCTCACCCCCTCCTAGTATTTATATCCGTGAAGGTACGGACGAGTTTCGTTATACTTCATTTTCAGCTTGATATGCTCTTTCAGGTCGATGTTGTTGTTATGGGCAATCGCAAAGATATCCATCAGAAGCTCCTGAAGGTATTTTGCAAGATACCAGCTTGGAGAACTATCCAAGTCCAAGACTCCCATCTTTTCGATGATGCGGTATAGGTCTCCGGCTAAATCAAATCCGAAGATATAACTTGCCAGCTTGTACTCACCTATGAGGTCTTCATCTTCTGATAGCTCGATTTTGTCTCCCTCCATGATCCATCCCAAGAGTGAGAGGATGCGAATGGCGATGTCGGCAAACTCAGACTCAACCGTACCTTCCAGCGTGTTCTTGTAGGCGGTAGGCATATCCCTGCCCATTTCAATCTCGCTCTCGTAGTCTTCGATGGAGCCGTGTCTGCCTTTTCTGTCGGCTTGCAACACCTCGCTCATTTCCACGATGATGAACATCAGGCAAAAGGCTGTATTAACATCCTTTGGGTAGAAGCCCTTATTCTTGGCAGACTCGTAAGCTTGCTTTGATAAGACTTCCAGTTCCTCCTTTAAAATGATTTTTAATTCTTTTTCCATATTGATTTGATTATTGTTTTCTAATTGTGTTTCAATCCACATAGCTAGGCTATGATCTGATAGTGAATGCCATATCATTGAGGGTCTTGCACCAGTTGATCCTGCCTTCTCTGACTAACTCGTTGAGGGCTTGATAGGGCTTGGGGAATCCACGATTGATAATCTCTGTGGTTCTGACGTGAGGAGGCACGATGTGAGCGGCTTCTCTCTTGGCTTGAATCTCAGCGATGATGGCTAGGATTTGTTCTTTTTCAGTCTTCATTTGGTGAAGGTAAGAATGAGACGTGGGTTACTTCGGACTGGAACATTAATTGTTCACATATTCCGTTCATATCTTGTTGATACCACAAGCCATCATGCATCGTTCCGATGATAGGTTTGCCTTTATACCAGAGTACCATGGTCTTGTGGTAAAAGAGGGCTTTATGCGCCTTACTGATGCGTTTCCCAACCTTAATATATCCGAAAATATCCATAAGCTATAAGAGTGATAGTATTTGCTGATTTGTATTATAGAGTTGATGATGTTATGGATTCCATTGGATGCCCAAGCGTTCCAAGATTCCGTTGTCACGATAAATCTCCAACTGCTTGCGGCAGAAGCTTTGAGGATTGTTGTGAAGAACCTGAATCATACCATAGATACGCTGGCGAAGAGCGTGGTTTTTGGCTTCTTCCGTGTTCTGTTCCTGCACTACCTTTGTCTTGGCGATGAGTTGGCTGATTTCGGATGCAGACTCGTTGGTAGAAACTGGCGGTGGAGTGCCACCGATGATTTCATCTTCCCAAGCTCTCTGGTTGAGGAAGGTCTGAAAGTTCTTGCGATATTTTTTATCCTCGGTTGCAATCACATATAATGGGATGTACTCGATAGCAGCCTTGCGGTCTTTCTGACTCATTGAGTTCCATTTCTTTTCCAGCTTCTCCTTGCAGCCCACCTTCTTCTGATATAAATCCCAAGCTCTCGCAAAGGTATATTCATCTTTGACTTGCTTGGGAGGGGCAGTAACCTTGTAGCCGTTCTCCTCTAGGAGCAGGATGGCTTGTTTGATTTCGTCTGTCATAGTTCACCATTAAGATAATTGTCGATTGCTTGGATAAATTCATCTATAGATCGGACGATGATGTACTTGCCACCATGTCGTTCTACTTCAAACTGGAATACCTTCTGTTCGGGTTCCTGCCTACCTTTCGGAGTCTTGTTTTCGATGCAGAGGAAACCATACTGAGAGGTGCTTTTCAGGAGGATCATATCTGATACTCCTGCCTTCATACCTTCCTCTTTCAGCCATGCGGCTTGTTGGGAGGTTCGCTTGCCGCCATTGGGAACGGCAAAGAAGACACCTTCAAGGTCAGGATGTACCCCACGGATATACCTGACCTCTGCGGCTTGCAAGTTGTGCTCATCATAGGATGACCGCTTGCGTATCTTCTTGCCTTCCTGCAATAGCTTTGCCTTGATTTCAGCGTAGCTTGCCATTACCAGTCGGTTGAGAAAAGGTCGTTGAGAGAATCTTCACCCATCAGGCGGATGGCTTCTTCTACATCTTCTTCTGAATTAAAGAAAACAGAACCATCATTAAACCATTTAGAGAATTTGGCACCATATTTTCCGCCATCAATACAAATAAACCAGTTTTTGTTTTCACCATTGAAGTTTGAAACCCATCCATTGTTGAGATACTTGGCGATGTTCTGCAGCTTATTGAAAGCGACCATGCGTTTTGCCTGAGCCACGCTGGTGCAGTTTACGGCATCTTCGAAGTTGTAAGATGTCTGTTTTCCAAATTCTATGTTCTTGTCATAAATCCAGTATGCAGTCTTGCCCAAGTAGAGTTCTTTGAGAATATCACCATAAGTGATAAGCTTGCCTTCCTCAGCATCATTAGTGGGCTTCTCGTCTCCTTCAATCTTCTTGCGAACCATCAATTTGTTATTCTCATCAAAGAAGAAAGAGAGACCATCAGGGATAGGGTACTCTACTGCTGAACCATCATTAGGAATACGCAACTTAGATAAGGAAGCATTACCTTCGTTGATATTCTGAGTATCCTTGTTGGTGATACCCTCTGTATGGATGGAAGGGGTGTTCTCGTCCTTCTCCTTCATCTTATTGGCAATCATTTCTACACCCTTGCCGAGGATTGCTCCGAAAAGCATCTGGGCGAATGGTGGTAACTCTGGCTGGTTGTTGCGCTGACGGTTACGTCTGTTATTGCGCTTGTCGTTTCTACGTGTCATATTATGTATAATTTTTTAGAATGTTATTAAACTCGTCTTCTGATACACCATCGGCAACCATGATGGTAAGGATGGTGTCCAATACCTTGGAATAAACTTCGTTGAAGGCTGGCTCATCCATCTTGGCGAATGAGATAGACTTGGCTCGCTCCAAGAACTTCTGTCCGTTCAGGTCGTAGAGTGGTTCGCTGAATCCCGATGTTATCAGGAGTTGTTCACGGAAGGTCTCTACCGAACGGAGATTGATGCGCTGCTGCTCGGTGAGACAATCCCAAGCAGCTCGGATCAGGGAGAAGAACTTGCGGTGGAACTTCACGTTGCGTGGACGGACGATGTTCGCCTTGACAACAGAGCCAACCTTAATCTTTCTCAGCTCCTCATAGTCCTCGTCTGCATAAGCTTGAAGACCAAGAGAAGTACGCACAAGATGGATTTCCATAACCTTTGTTTTTGAATATCAACTAATTGTTGGCTGGGAATGGGAGATTACCCTGCTAACCACCATATTGAGCTTGCTGCTGAATAGGCTGACCATTGGCATCAACCTGAGGGGGAAAGTTCTGCATCTGCTGCTGGATAGGAGCTGGCTGCGGAGGATTCTGCTGGAATCCCTGCTGAGCACCCTGCTGGTAGTTCTGCCCTACCTGACTAGCGTACACCTGACCCTGCTGCTGCCTCTGCTGAGGCTGGGCGGTTGGTCGCTGCACCTTCCAGCAATCCAACTGATTGAACCATCGTCCGTCCTTAGACTGATGTGCCTTCAATCCGATGTGAGCGGTGATGATCTCACCAACTTGGATATTGAACTGCTGCAGCTTGTCAGAGCCATAGACCTGAATCACGGCTCTTGCTGGGTACTGCTGGTTCAACTCCTCGATAACATATTCACACGAACTCCATTGAGTTCCGTTTTGGCTGGTTCCAGTTTGAACCTGCCCTGCTGCAATAATCTTGCCTGTAAATGTTACGTTCATATCTATACTTAATTAAGTTTGATTCTGATGGATGGCTTTGTAGTAGTATCTTTCAGATAGTACTCATAGTGTTCCGGCTCGGTGTCCTTGAAGAGTTTCGTGTCGAATGTCTTCTTGGTGGATGCTGCCACATAGGAGTAGGAGCCATATTGAGTCTTGATGGATTTCTGCTTGTTGGCTTCCATCATCTTCATCAGCTTCTCCTTCAAGGCATCCTGCTCAATCTTCAAGGCATCAATCCTTGCGGTGACCAGTCGGTACTGCTGCTCGGTGCTAGAGAAGGCTTCCGGCACTTCTACTTCATACTTGTAATCAGGATCATCCTCCAAGTATGCCTTGATAAGAGCATCTATCTTCTCTTCCGATACTCTAGGCAGCGGCTGGAATCGGCTCTGTCCGTTCTTGAACCACATACATACCAGTTCCTTCACCTTCAAGTCTGGATTCTGCTCCTCGAACCATCGTGCATAGATGGATAGCTGGAGAGATACGTTGTCGTAGTATAGGGTGGAGGTGGTCTTGTAATCTACCAGATAGATGTTGCCATCGCTGTCTGCGAAGACTCCATCAATGGCAGATGCGAAGTCCTCACCATCGGTAACGAGATACTCGGAATCAACGTGATGGAGACCGTAGGAGACCAGCATACTATTGAATGCCCGAATCTCTTCTGTCGGGTTAGGGTACATCTTGATGTCGGAATCGAAGACGGTACAGAACAGCTCGAAGGAGTTATGGATCATACCTCCTCGTTCTGCAGCCTTCATCAGTACAGACTCAGGAATATCCTTGTAGGTGTCGGGGAATGCCTTTCTTATCAGCGTTCCAGTTATACCTTTCAGTTGCTTCTTGCCAAGGAAGTATTGATGGGTCTCCTCTATGAAGGTGACCTTCGGCTTATTCAGCTTGATGTTCTCTGTCATAGTCCTAACTCCTTTCTTTTAGCGGATAAGGCTTGCATAAACTGAGCGTTGCTGTTGAGCGGCATATAAGTGCCCATCACCCATTTAAGATTGTCCCTATTCACGCATCGCTTCACCATTTCTAATGCTTCGGCTAGGTTGTCGGGATGATACTGAGGTTGCGCAGACTGGGCGGTTGCCTGAGATTGCTGCTGAGTCTGTGCAGTCTGCTGCGCTGCCTGATGATGAACGTTATCCTGCTGACCAGTATTGGTTGTGTCAGAATCAGCGTTATCATCAATGGCAAACAGACCATTGAGCGCATACTTTCGGGCATAGGATGAGGATGCACCAGTAATCTGACTTCCGTCCATACCTTTCTTGTTTTCCTCTTCTCTTGCCCATCCAGTGGTCTCCTCGAACTCGCCCTTCTCATTCTTGATGGTGGCGGTAGCCTTCACATAGATGCGGTTGCCTATCATAACAATATCATCTGATATGATAAGCGTACATTTCTGCTTGGCGAGCAAAGGCTTGACGGCTTCCAGTATGTCCTCAGCCTTGCGGTACTTGTAGCCCCCGAAGCGGTTTACCTGAGTCTTCGGTGCTTTCAGTTCCGATTGAATCGTAATAAGCTCTTTCATGTCCTTATTATATTAATAGTTATTGATACTTCCATCCATAGCCCTTACATCTGTAAGTGCCATCCGATTTCTTATTCGGGTTGTCACATATCTGCTCAAACAAGCAGTCGTGGCAGCTTTTCGGTTTGAATAACATATCTTGTTGCTTTTAAATGTTCTACAATAAAAATCCCATCGATTCTCACGAACAGATGAGATAGGTTGAAATATACAACTTTAACGAGTTATAAAATGCAGTCGCTACTGCTATAGTCGTAAATGATACATAATTTGTATTATATGGTTTGAAAAAATGTGTCTGTCAAAAAGGAGGGGCTGCTAAATGTAATGAGAAAACAGCCACCTCCGTGGAGCGACATCTATACAATCTTGCCGGATGCTGAATCGCTCCTTGGTTCCCTTCTGCATTTGTGGAGGCTTAGGACTCCCAGCACTAGTAATCGCATACATCTGTGTAAATAGTGTATTAATGATATTTTATCTATGACAAAGTTGTGCTGGCTGCATTAGAACCATTGTAGTTGTGCGCTTCTACCTATTGATGCTACCTTATTATATATAAGGGTCACGGCATCAGGTCTGCATCTTCACAAGTGAACTCCAAGCGTTCCAAATTCCACCCAGTAGGTGTATGTATTAGCTTGCCACTTCCACGTCTAAGCATCATCTGTGGTTAATGATGCTCCTTTTGGGTACGTGTACCTATCTAGGAAGGTTTATCCTATCCGATATGACTCCTCGGAATCGGGCGATATGGGGCATAGGGTAGGAATCGAACCTACGACCTTGAAGGTAATGGAGCCTTCTGCTCTACCATCTGAGCTACCTATGCCGATTCAAACAAATACTAACTAAAAACAATCTTGAACCTACACAACAGTTGTGGAGCTGGGAATAGCAAATTCCAAAAAATCCTTGCGAATCAGACTTTTGTCCTTATTTTGAGATAAATAAAACGAAAATTTTAAACTAATTAATATCAAACAATTTTTTGTGCCGGATTCAGCTCCATATATATATCTACTCGTTCACTTCCTTGAAGTAAGAGTGGATTTCCTTAACTACTATAGCGAATGTGGCGATACTTGCCACCAACATAACATTTGCGAACATATCTTTTCTGTTTTAATGGGTTATACAATAGGCTTCCACCTCTGAATCTATCTCCGACTGGGGCTTCACTCTGTTCTGCAGCATCCAATCCTCTAGGTCACTCTTCTTGAAATACAAGGCTCGCTGGTTGGGCTTGTAGATAGGAATGGTATGCTCTGCCACCATCTTTCTGAGTGTTCTGATGGTTACTCCCAGTACTATGGATGCTTCATCAATGTTGAGCACATTCTTGGTTCTGATGAGAATATACTTCTCTATTCGGGCAAGTGTCTCTCCAAGACTACTCTTATTCGTCTCTTCAATATCACTTTTTATCGTTTCATCTTTCATATCACTCGAAGTTAATGGTTTGTTGACTGGCACCAGTCTTGGAAGGCTCTCTTCCACCAGTGCCCTTATCTCTGGGAGTGTTCTCCTGCTCTATCAAGGGGAGAATGCCCTTTCCTTTGAGTGCTTCATAAAGGAAGAGTCTTCCCTTCGTTGTCCACTCCGTGTTGTACTTCACATCGTGCCTACCATCCTTGCGGATGATGTCCACCGCTCTGCTATGAACATAGCCACCTTTCAGGAACTGAGCGTACAATATCCACTGACCTCTCTCCTTGTGCTGGATTCTCATAGATTCCAACTCCTTGTTCATTGCGATAGCACTCATACCGTAGTCTTGCGCTATCTGGGTGATGGTCATTGTTGCGTTGCTCTGCAGGATTCTGTCGTAGTAGCTCACCTTCGGCAGCATTTCAGTAATCTTGTTGCCCAGCTCCACGTTCGCCTTGCTGATAGTGATGATCGTCTCATCCTTCTGCTTGTTCTCCAGAGCAAGCTGCTGCTTCTCTTCTTCTGCCTTGACCAGAGACTTCAAAGCTTCGAGATAGTTCTGAGGAACGGATGGCTTGGATTGCTCAATCTGTTTCTTCATAGCGTTGAAGGCTTCGATGTATTTCAGCTTGAACTCCATCGCCTTCTTGCCGTTGAATCCCATCGCAAGCAGGGTGAAACCATCTTGGTTCATAACATACAAAGGATAAATCTGTTTGTTCTGCTCACTCATGTAGGTCGTTTCCTCGAACATTGGGGTCTCGTCATTTTTTACGATACCCCCACTGAGTATCTTCCTGATCGCCTTTAGCACATAGTCGTGAGGTTTCTCAAAGACTTCTGCAACCAATAAGCTATTCGTTAGAGGTTGATTGTCTTTTCCTCTGTAAACTAAGCCTGTCATATTGCCTCCTTCTTTTATATTAGTTCAACACTGGCTTTTCGCTTTCGACACCACCGAAGTTGTCTAGAGCATCCTGCCGGATTGCATCAGCTCGTCTATTCATTGTCTTATATGCTAACGCATTATACAAAGTTGTTTGCGAGCACTGATACTTCTTTTTAAGTTCTTCCCGATTTTTTATAGAAACCGAGATGATTTTTTGCATTTTTACTTGCATATTTCATTTCTTTTGTTTATTTTTGCCACCGAAAACGAATAGGGAACGCTTTTAAAACATTTCTGTATCGTTTTCGAGTGCAAAGATATACATTTATGTTTAACTAGCCAAACATTTATGTATATTTCTTTAGTCGTTTATGATTATTTAAGTATGGTTTAAAAATGTGAATTATATGGAAAGTGTTATTAATCAAAGAATTAAGTCTGTTTTAGAAGATAGACAAATAAGTATATCTGCATTTTCAAAAATGATAGGAATGCAGCAAGTAACTTGTAATCGTCAGATTCGAGGTGATCAGGCGGTGTCTCTTGGTCTCATAGAAGGATTCCTAGAGAAGTTTGACGATATATCAGCCGAATGGCTCCTTCGTGGTGTTGGCTCTATGTATCGCAAGGAAGAGTCAGCCGGAGGAGTAGAGGAAGCAATCAGCACAAATATGGTAGCCGAGCCAGCTCCAGCCTATCGTGCCCAGCCTGAGCAGGATGAATCCATCTGGAAGGCAAAGTATGAAGCCATCAAGGAGTGCTATGATATGCTGGTGTCTAGCCTTGGCAGTATGAGAAAAGCAAATGTAGGATAATTAAAATGTGGTAGGTATGGGTTTTCTTCATATATTGGTTATGTTTGCATTAGTCTTATTGGTTACTGGATGGATGATAGGGGTTTGTGATTCACTCTTTCACGGAAGGTTCTTTAACTGGCTATGCGAAAAGAAATGGATGGTTGCTCCTGTCGGGGTGTTGCTACTGATATTCATTGCTAGAATATGGTATATCGTGTTGTTTGATATTCAAAACATAGTTAACTATATCTTTGGGTTATGTGGTTGCAATCCTATAGATTTAAAAAACTTTGGGTAATGGGAATAGGTCTAGTTATATTTTTCTTGGTTGCGTGTTACCTTATCTATAAGGTTTCTTGCATCAGTTATGTTCATTCGGAAAAGAAACGATTAAGTGAAGAATACTGGAAGCTTAAACGTAAGGAAGGCATAAAGACATCTGGTACTATCTGCATACAAGATGGTAGCAGAAGAATAATGCTTCGTAAGGATTTCATAGAGCGAGAATGGAATAAGACCGGCAAAGGTGGAATGCCTATCCGTGGCGAATATGAATCTGCAGCGCATTTCCTGAAACGTGTTGATGAATATCGCAAAATGAAGGCAGAGCAGAAAAGACGTTATGATGAGGAGTTAGCACGAAAGAAACAGAGCGTCTTGGGTAGATGCGAAAAGGCTCCTTTATCGAAGTCTGAGTATGAAGCTGACGAAATATTAAAGAAATACAATGGGGAATTATAAATTCTAAAGCTTATGTTATTAACTAAAACGTGTGAGATATGAAGAAGATTTTGTGTTTTATGATGTTTGTCTTGCTGCTGGTATCATGTAGTAAGGATTCTAGTGAAGAGGTTGGGTTGCCTTCAAATTACATTGAGGTTGCTGGTGTTCGGCATCAGATTGATAAATTTGTGATTGAGAATGAAACAGACTTTCGTATAGGTTCCAAGAAGGATGGAACTTATATTTCTTTCGGTTATACTTGGTACAGAGTTCCAATAGGCGAAAAGGTATATTTCGTTGAGGCAGACGAGTATTTGGAATATTTTGAGTTAGTGGATAACTACAGAAAATGCAATTTAACAGATGGTTCTTCTGATAGTTTTTACTTAATAAAGAAGGATGGTGATAATTATATCGTTGATATATATATAGGTTCGTCTAAATATAAGACGATAGTACATTATGAAGGAAAAATGATATAAAGAAAAGGCATCGGGAATGAATCTCGGTGCCTTTTTATTCTGTTATTTATCGAAGAACTTATCAATGAGTCCTACGGCTTCATCCTTCTTCTTGTCTATGATCTTGGCATATATCTCTGTTGTGGATATGCGAGAGTGCCCAAGCAGCTTGCTGGTGGTGTATATATCTGCCCCGAGCGTAAGCATCATCGTGGCGAAGGTATGTCTAGCGGTATGGAAGGAGACGTTCTTGGTGATTCTACATGATTCAGCCCACTTCTTGATTTGCGCATTCAGGTTTGGGGCACATACCAGCTTGTCGAATACCAGTTCCCCTGTTCGCTCCGGCAACCAACTGACCGCTTCCTTTGATAGTGAATAGGTGATGATTCGCTGAGTCTTCTGCATTCTCTTGATCATTCTGTATCTGGAGTTGCCATCCTCATCGGTGTACTCTTCAATATCCTCCCATTTAAGCTGGCGGATGTCCGAGATACGGAGACCAGTAAAGCAGGAGAACATGAAGGCTTGCTTGGTTGATATGTCCTTCGGCTCTGATACTGCCATCTTCTTCAACTCAGATATATCAAGATATACCCTTTCGCTTTCGGGAGCCTTGATCTTGGTTCCAGCATCAATGAGGTCGATTGGATTTCTTGGGATAATCTCGTCACGTACAGCTTTCTTTAGCATAGTGTTGAACATGGCAAAGTACACCTTCTGGGTCATACCGCTTAATGGCTGCTCTGTGAATTTACCCTTTGCGGTTCTGAGATAGGAGATGAATCCTTCACAAAACTTCTTGTCTATAGCTGCCATCGTTACTTTCTCTCCGGCATACTCATAGATATGTCTCTCCACATTGCTGATGGTCTTGATGTACTCCTCGCCTCTGGTGGTCTTAGCTTTGTAATTCCGGAAATTCTTGATGTATTGCGAGAAGAGCATCTTGCTTGGCTCCTTCTTCACGATGATGCCGCTTCTGTTCTGGGTGAGTTCCACAATCTTTTTGGCTTGCATAGCTTCAATGATTCTTCTGGTCTCCTTGTTGGCGGCTATGGCTGCGGTCTTACCCCTGCCATTTTCAGGCAAGAGATAAAGCTTCGGGTACTCGTATTGTCTCTTGCCGTTGATGGTGTAGGCAAGATATAGGCTTGTCTTACCGCTGGGCATCTTTCTTTCCCTGATTTGCACGATTTCCTTTTTCATAAGCTCAATGTTTATTGTTGACGGTGCAAAGATAAGAAGAAAAACCGAAAGTACCAAATTTTTTTAGCACCAATTTAGCACCAAATATTATGTAAACAGATGTATATTGTGTGTATAGTATGTGTGTATGATATGTTGTTTCGTGTAAATGTAACGGATTGATAATAAAGCATTAAACTATACATTTACTACACATATAGTTACATATAAATGAGCTACATAATGTTTTTGTATTAAA